GTCCGGACCCTCGGCACCAACCACGGTCGAGACGTTGGCCCACCTTCGGTTCTCGGTCGAGACTACGCGCGCAACGGTGGCGCGGGTGACGGGATCGGTGAGGAAAGTCCTCGGCTCGGTATCGGTCTCGACCTCTTGGCCCCACGCCACCACGCCGACATAGCGTCGCGTCACGACCGGCAGCACACCGAGCAGATCGAGCGACGAGCCGCCCTCACTGTCGTTGTAGAACACGAGGCCGTTGTGATAGAGCCGACCGTTTCCCACGGTGACCACGGCAGGCGCGGTCTGCACCGTGGTGAAACCGGTGTAGGCCATGCCGGGGATCAGCGTGTCCGCGACGATGTGATCGAACGATGCTCGCGGGAAGAGACCGAAGTTGTTGAAGTCCTCAACGGTGACCTTCTGCCAATCTTGGATATTTACTTTGCGTTCCATGCTGCCTCTCCTAGAGCAAGTTCACGACCTGCTGGTCAATGGTGGTTTCGGTGTAAGCGCGCTCACGCAACTCGATCAGCCGCGTCGGGTCGTAGGCGACGCGTACACGATCTCTCAGAGCTTGTGAGGTAACGACGGCCCGGTTGGCGCGGTCGAAATCGGAAAGATCGATTCCGCTCGCGAAATAATTGTCGTCGGTGACGAAGCCTTCATCACCGAACCAACTCCACCAATCGTCATCGGCGTGGAGGTGGATCATCAGGTCCGCAGTGTAGGCAGGCCACGACACATAGTCGACGCCGACGTACGAGATGCCGCCAGTGATCGTCGCGACGATGTCCGGGTCATACAGGAAGATGCGATCAGCCAGCATGCGTGCTGCGTCGTATCCTGCGTCGGCGTAGTAGACGATAGGTACAGGCGGCACCGGATATGGAACGGTGTTCGGCGGCGTCGGCGGCAGCACTATCGGGTGCTCTGGGCGCGGAATGGTGTCCGGTAGTTCGTGATCCGGGTGCGGCAGGTCATTCGGATGCGTGACGTTGCGGCTGTCGCTCCAATCACCGACAAAGAAGAAGCTGTTGCCCCATCCGATATCGCTGTTGCGCTCATAGCGCACGTCGATGGGTTCGAGGCCGGGCAACACCATGTCGAGATGCAGCTGGCTTTGCTCGTGGCTGTAGCTGCCATCGATGCGCACCGTGACCAACCTCGGCACGATGGCTTCAGCGCAAACGAAACGCTCATCGTTCACGAAGTCCTCGGTCATGATAGCGAGACCTGCCTGACCCGGCAGCGCGATCTGCTCGAAGTCCACCGACGCAACGCCCTCGATGGTCTTTGTGAACGTGTAGATTTGCAGCGGGTAGTCTTTGCCCCTGATGCGCAGATAGGCCTTGCGACCATGCAACGCCTCGCCGTCATCGAGCCCGACGAAGTCGTTGACGCCACCCTTGTCGGAATACAGCACGTCAACACCGTCCCACCCGATCCCTTCCTCGAAGGTGATCCGGATCGACGGCATCAGGTGAATCCAGAAGTCGTACGCCGCCTTGTCCATCGACGGCGATGCAAAGAACGCCTGCGGTGGGCGGATCGCCTGCACAACTTCGTAGCCGCCAGTGAAATCGCGACCGGAATATTTCAGTGCCAGTTCGATCCCGGCCTGCGTGCCGCGCAGCGATTTGTATTCGAACTGCCGCGCCACCCATTCGCGTTGCGTGCTCTCGCTCCAACCCTCTTCCCACAACAGCACGCCTTGCGCGTAACCGAGATAGGGCAGGTTGTTGTAGCTGATCTTGTACGGGTCCCATTGATCGTGGATGATCTCGGCGTAGGTGCCGATCAGACGCTCGCCGTCGACATCCGCCATCGCCTTTTCGAGGCCTGACGCCGAACGATAGAGGAGCTTCTCACCGGGTGCCTTGACGATGCCTTCGGTGACGATGTCGTTCATAGGGCGCGCCCGCCATACGTGATGGTCAGGCTTGTGACCCTGACCAGCCAATCCAGCGGCACGTTCACGTTCTCCTCCGGTGAAACGATGTCGACGTGATGCACGCCGGTTATCCTGCACGCGGCATGGATCGCGGTGTGGCTGTGATCGTGACCGAGCCAGTACTGGTCATCGATCAGCTTCGCGATGTTGTTCTTGATATTGGTTATGGCCTGATCCGGCGACGTGCCGGGATAGAGCCACACCACGATGTTGTATTCGACCTCCCTGATCTTCGGCGGGTTGACCGAGATCACATCGGTCAACGCCATGCGCGACAGCGATTGGATGTACGCGCGGATCGTCACAAGCTCTTCATCTGTCGGCTTCGGCTCTGCCGGTGGCTCTTTCAGGCACGTGATCAGGATCGTCGGATAGTAGTCGTGCTGCACGCTGCGGATCGCCGTGACATCGCGCAGCGACGGCATCGCGGTCAACGCCCAGAACTCGTAGGCTTCCGCCGTGCCGTGCGGCGACAGCGTGTTCGGCGACAGCCAGATGCGCCGACGATATCGGTCGTCGCTCTCGTTCGGCAGGCGCGGCACGCCACCGGGATAGCGCGATGCAATAGCGTCGAGATCGGTGCCGATGGCATAGGCCAGCGTGACAGAGCGCGCTGCTTGGTTGACGCGATCACGCAACAGCAATTCGAAATAGCTGCACGTCTCTTGGTTGATCTTGATCGGATCGAACTCAAGCTCTTCGACATCGTATTGCGCAGCAACCGGCGGATCGTAATAGGCCCATAGCTGCTTCAAGCGCATCATGCGATCAGCAAGGATCGTCTCAACGTCGAGATTTTCCAGCACGATCATTGGCTGCAGGTTGGCGGGCAGGATGACGGAGATGCGATCCGTCAACCGGTCAGCGAGTGCCTGTCCGCCACCTTGGATGTCAACGTCGCTCATAGTGCGCTCCCCGGCGGAATGTTGGGTGTTGTGCCAATGCCCATCGGCGGAGCACCGGAGATGTATCCGGCCTGACGCTCCCAGAGATTATACCCGCGAGACACAAGGCCGACGGCGCGACGAATCTGAGGTGCATCGTTGCCGAGATGGCCACGTGGCCGATAGACGCCGTCCATCGACGTGGTGAGGTGACCGGTGCGAAGCTCTTCCGGTGAAGTCAGTATCGATCCATCAGCACGCCTGCCGACGCGATAGTTCGGCTCCCACAGATCGAGGCCGGTTGCTATCGCCCAGTAGAAGCGCGTGATCGTTGGTTCGGTGGCGTTGTTGCCGATCATGTGCGGGACGAACGAGCCGACCCAGCGACGCAGCACACGCTCGTGAAACTTCGTGGAGAAGATCAGAAGCATGCTCTGGATAACGTGATCCCACCCCGTGAGCACCTTGCCGGTGTAACGGTCCATGCCGATGCGCACGGGATTGAGGACGATGCGGCCATACCGAAGGTCTGGCCACATATCCAGCGTTGGATCGTAAATGTTGCCGCCGTCATCCGACATCGCGGCTTACCTCGTCGGCGATGTTGCCGGAGGTGTGCGCGGAGCCGATTTGGTTGGCTCGGGCTTCTTGCCGTCGCCATTTTTGGCGCGAGGCTTTTTCTTCTTCGCGTAGCCGGTGACGCCAGCGAACATCGGTGCACCGGATTGGATACGCTTGTCGTATTTCGGGATGCGGCCCGGACGCTTGTCGTTGTCTTCGCTGCGCCCGCGCGTGACCTGCGCCAACAGCTTCTTGTGCGCATCGCTGATCTGGCCAACCGGCTTCTCGCCGATCATGCCCTGATCGATCCAGTACTGCACCTGCTGCGTGACGGCGAGCACGTGGTTGGTGTCGTCCTTCGGGTTGCCCTTGTCATCCCTGTCCTGCAGTACGCGCAGGCCACCGAACGTGTCGCTGACGTTGGGATCGTAGACGTAGAACTTCTGCAGAATGCGAGGCGTCCGAACCATGCTTGCCATGTTGGCTTCTCCTGTTGAGGTTACTTGTCGTCGTTCTTGATCGGGTCCTTGCCGAGGATGGGTGGCTTCGAAAAGATGATCTTGCCCTTGGTGACCACGACCCAATCGCTGCCCATCCGAATCTTCGCACCGTCCTTGTGCGAT